TGGTCGTAGAGATCTTCGGCGCGGTCATGCAAGCGATCGTTCCGCTGGTCCAGATGATCGCTGGTCTGCTGATCCCGATCATCCGGGCGCTGCTCCCGGTCGTGACGTTCATCTTCCAGACCGTGGCCAACGTGATCCGGTCCGTGATGCAGATCGTCATGGGTGTGATCCAGGTCGTGACCGGGATTATCTCGGGCAACTGGTCGCAGGTATGGCGCGGGATCCTGAATATCCTGCAGGGGGTATGGAACACGATTGTTGGGGTGGTCCGGGGTGCGCTCGGGATCGTCGGCTCGGTCGTGATGGCTGGGGTCTCCGGAGCAGCGAACTTCATCCGGTCCGGCTTCCAGGGAGCGGCCAACTTCCTGGGCGGGGTCTGGGGCAACATCGTCAACGGGGTCTCGGGGATGATTGGTCGCGTGGTCGGGTTCTTCTCCGGTCTGGTCGGTCGGATCACCGGGGCGATCGGCAACGCAGGGCGGGCGCTCTGGAATACCGGTGTGCAGATCATCCAGGGCCTGATCGACGGCATCGGGTCAATGATGGGGGCCATCGGTCGGGCGGTCCTCTCGATTGTCCCTCAGGCGATCCGGGGACCCTTCGAGGACCTGCTGGGCATCCGCTCTCCGTCCAGGCTGGCGATCTGGTGGGGCCAGATGCTCGGTGATGGCCTCGTGATCGGCATCGACGAGTCTGTCCCGAAGGTTGCGGCGGCAACTGCTAGGCTGGTTCCGTCGAACCCTGCCGCAGCGTTCGCGGTGGCGGGTACCCGATCCGCGTATGACGTGCGGCAGGCTCCGGGGCTACAACCCATGGTGGTCGAGCAGCACATCTACCCGGCGGAGGGCATGTCCGAGACGAACCTGGCCGACCTCGTTGGCCGTAACCTAGTGAGGGCAGGCAAGTGAGCACTTCGTTTGAGACCACGGCGGCGACGCTGGACCTGCAGACGGGCTACTCGCTCGGGCTGACTCCGGGGTCGACCAAATGGGTGATCGACCTCCCGGGGTGGTACAAGGCGGCACCCAACCAGCGGGAGAAGCAAGCGAAGCAGGGCAGGCATGGGACGTTCGGGGTCCGGGGCTGGAAGGACGAGCGACTGGTGACAGTCCAGGGTCATTACTACGCTCCGGACCGCCGGACCGCTGCCAACTTCGTGGACGAGATCAACGCGGTGATGGCAGACGGCACCGAGGGGGTCCTCACGGTGGACGACGCGGACCTCGGCAGGCGCTGGGCCAACGTCTACCTGCTGACCCCGGACGTGACTTGGCACGGGGGGCGGGACGTTCCCTTCTTCCTGGATATGGTGGCACCGGACCCGCGCAAGTTCGGAGACCTCATGGATGCAGGTCCGGTCGCTGCCTTCTCGGGTGGCGATGGCCTGGAGTTTGACCTGTTCGCCACCGACAACCCGGGAATCCTGGACTTTGGTGAGTCCGGATCCTCCGGCAAGCTGACCCTGAACAACCCAGGCACGGCTCCGACTGAGCCGGTGTTCCGGGTCAGCGGGCCTCCAGGCTTCATCACCACCGCTGGAAACTTCAAGATCACCGAGGTCGAGACCGAGCGGGTCCTGGAGTGGGAGGGCACGATCCTGACCGGGCAGGAGCTGGTCCTGGATTCCAGGGCCGGTACGGTGGTACTCGGGACCAACGGTGACCGCAGGGGTAGTCTTACTCGGGCTGAGTGGCCGGAGATCCCGGGCAAAAGCTCCCGTACGTACCTCTTTGAGGCGCTCGGGGGCCTGACATTGGCAGTGGAGGCGCACCCGGCATGGTGGTAAACAACGAGTTCCGGGCCTTCATTTGCGAGGCCAAAACCGGCAAGATCCTAACGGATATTCCGGTGGTGGACCCGAAGTGGGGACTCCGGCTGAACGACGGCGGGCCGCTGTCGGCAACGATCCTGGCCACTTCCAAGGAAGCCCGGGATCTGGACTTGAAGTCGCTGACCACGGCCCACCGGAGGTTCCTGGGGTTCGCGGTCGGGGACTACGTGATCGACGCGGGGCCGATTCAGTCCCGGTCCTACAAGGCCGGAACCGGCCGTTTGGAAGTCACCGCAGCGAGTTTGTGGCGGATCTTCGACAGGCGGAAGGCGCTTCCCGGGGCTGCACTGTCCCAGGGGGCCTCTCCCGCCACGAAATGGAGCCTCCGGATCCCGGCAGGGTCGGGCACGACCTCGCTGGGGTCGATCGCCCGGGAGCTGGTGCGGGTGTCGATCGAGGACAACCCGTACGCCAACGGCACCGCTGGGCAGCTTAACATCGTACTCCCTCCGGTTGAGGCTGGCGGGCACTACCGGACCTACCATGGATATGACCTGCGCTGGCAAGGGGAAGTGCTGCGCCAGCTCACCGAGGTTATTGGTGGGCCGGATATTCGGTTCCGGCCCCGGTTCAGTGGCTCCGACCCGACCACGGTGGAGTGGGTGCTGGAGACTGGAACCGAGGCGGACCCGCTGCTACACCAGGACGGCCCGGACTGGGTGTGGGACGGCTCCCGGCCAGAGTCCGGGGTGGTGGGCTTCGATGCCGACGAGGACGGCTCCGATGTGGCTTCCCGGGCCTGGGCACCGGGTTCCGGCCAGGAGCGCGACATGATGCTCGGGAAGGCCACGGACACGACTTTGGTGGACCTGGACTGGCCATGGCTGGAAACCGACTCGGCCTCCAAGCAGGAAGAAAACCAGGAGGTCCTGGACGGGCAGGCCGAGCAGACAATCCAGGAAGCTGCTGGGCCGCTGACCTCATTCAGTATCGAGGTCCGGACTGACCGTGAACCCGTGCTGGGCAAATACCTGCCGGGGGACTTCGCGGAAGTAATTGTCCCGCAGGGTCACGCGATCCTGGCACCGGGTCCCGTGCGGGTCCGGATCATGGCGATCGACGGCGACGGCTCCAGGACGGTCAAGCTGACCGTGGCCACGTTCATCGGCTCGACGGCAGGGTCCACCTTCGGTACCCGCTCCGAGGCCCAGACGGTCTACCCGGTCTACCCGTCCAGCACTTTCTACCCTGGCGAATCCACGTTCCCGGGGACACTGACACCACCAGCATAAGGAGTTCAAAGTGACTGATCGGTTTTGGGCGGATGGTGAACAGGGTGGAACCCCGATTACCGCTGCTGCGCTCAACGGGATCGAAGAGGACCTGACCGCCGTTGAGGTGGCGGTGGCGGGCAAAGAGCCAGCGCTCGGGGAAGGCTCGCCTACCGAGTTCCTCCGGGGGGACCGGGAGTGGGTCGAGCTGGACCTCTCCGGCGGTGGCGATACCATCGGGGATCCGCTGGCCCGGGAGTTCCTCACGGACCCGCTCAATGTGTGGGGACCGGAGGGGACCAAGCTGGTCACCCCAACCCACATTGAGCCTGCCGGAGGCCAGGTCGTCCACCCGGGCGTGGTGTTCATCCCGGAGGGTTGGGGGGTTGGCAACTACAAATACTGGATGGCGATCACCGCATACCCGGCGGGTAACGACGACCATGAGGACCCAAATATCCTGGCGTCGCACGATGGGATTACCTGGGTGGTTCCCGATGGCCTGACCAATCCAATCGCGGACGCGGATGGCAACCCGGAGTACCAGTCGGACACGTACCTTGCGATGGGTCCGAACAACACCCTCTACTGCTTCTGGCGCTGGTACGAGGGGGTTACGGGCAGTGGCCAGGAGGAGCGCCTGAAATACAGCAAGAGCACGGACGGAGTAGCCTGGACTGTCCCGGTGGACTTCTACGTCTCCAACGAGGCAGTCCAGCGGCTGCTTTCCCCGAGCCTGATCTTCGAGGACAACCGCTGGACGATGTACGCGGTCGATATGGTCCGCGCTCCCATTCGGGCAGTCCGGTTGAAGAGCGACTCGGATGATCCGGCCTCGGCCTGGAGCGCTCCGGAGCTGGTCACCCACGGCACGTTGATCGCCAACCGGGAACCTTGGCACCTGTTCGTCACTAAAACCGGTGGTAGGTACTACGCGCTGCTCAACGACCGGATCCTCGCTGGGGGGACGGGTGGCGCTGGCGACCTGTACTTCCTGGCTTCGGCGGATGGGCTGAACTTCACCAGCTCGGGCGCTGCGGTGATCCCGAAAACGATCACCGGGGCGCACACTCAGCTCTACCAGTCGGCCATGGTCCCAGCTTTCAAGGACGGTATGCCGGGGTGGAGGGTGTGGTACACGGGCTGGCACAGCGACAACACTTGGTGGTTGTACCGGACGTTCCTTTCGGAAGGCCGCTGGAAGGCCCTAACCCTGCAGAATGCCTGGGTACCTTACATTGGTGGTGGTGGGTATTCCGAGTCCGGCCTGCGGTACAAGGTGGCGGGCCGGTCGGTCACCATCGACGGTGCGGTCAAGTCGGGCGCGATCTCCACGGTGATCACGACGTTGCCAGCGGAGGCCACCCCGTACCACACCTGCATGTACACGGTAAACGCTGCGGGTACGGTCGGGATGGTAATGATCTCGGGCAGGAAGAACCCATCGGCGGCTGGCCAGGTCATGTACTTCGCGGGTCCTGGCGCTCCCAGCTACATGCCGATCCACATCAAAATCGACCTAGACTAGGAGGCCCCGATGGAGACCGCACCCCGGAAATCGATCGAGACTGACCCAATGCGGCAGGTCATGAAGCAAATTCGCGATCTGCGGGGGGCTATTGAAGCCCTGCAGCGGACCTCGACCTTGCGCAACGCGTCGATTTCCGGGGGCGAGGGCCTGCGGATCCTGGACGACGACGGAACACCCCAAGTGCAGATCGCTCCGGACCGAACAGTGACCGTGTTCGACGGCGAGGGCCTGCCGGTGGTCCGGATGGGT